GCGACTCAGGTCGCGGTACGCTCGCTTCTCTTAAGAAACGCGCGCACCCCTCCAAGATCGCCGTAGACATCTCGGTCCACGGGCCACTCGGTCTAGGATAACTTGTTTTGTTAAACTAGAGGAGACCAATTTTTCGAATTCTGGTGGTAAGCCAAAAGACGTGGTATTACCCAAGGCCTTACTAATCTCGCTTGTTCGCTTGTCAACAACCATTGCGACGAGCACATGTTTCTTTACACCCTTCTCCCTAACGGACTTACGAGTCCATTTTAATAGGGGAGTATCAGAGGTGATAGAGAAATCATGATCATCCTCCACAGTTGAGGCTTTCCTCAACCATTCCCAATAATAACATGCTTGGGAAAAAGCCTTCTTGTTCTTGTTCCTTCTTCGTAAGTACGGGAAGTTGGTAGAGAACAAATAATGGTTAGTTTCAAGGGTTGTACAGAAGTATTCCCCCGAGTGACTAATGCTTTGTATACCCGATGTTTCTGGGTAGTCAGCAGGTACTGTAAGGATTTCATCAGTGTGCAAAATTAACTCACACTTCAGAAATTCAAGGGTTTTGGGTATTTCTCCCTCCTCCCATCTCCTTCTGAGTCCATTATAAAGCTTATAGAGAAATTCTGCGTAACAAAAGCGATCGAGCTGCTGATATGAACCCTCTGGACTAAAAGGGCGTACATCAGAACCGCGGAAATAATCAGAACCGCAGCTTTCCCGGAAGTAATCTTCTGCATAGGTTTTATCCTCATTTAAAATTAGGTTGAGCCGAGGAAAAATACGGCTTACCAGAGGATGAATACGTCGGCTATAAATCAAATCGTCGCCGTACACACTGACCTTGCCAGAATTTCCTGCCAACTCATCAATTGCCTTTAAAAGGCTGTAAAAGACGAGAGTCTGAAGCGGAAAGGTATGACCCAAACCCATTGTAAGGACAGTTTCCATCCTTATTCTAGTACCCCCGATATTGATGTGGGGGATACGGCCGTACGTAACTGCACGGAACCAGGGTAAAGGTAAGACCATTCTAAGGAGATGTGACGTTAGAGAATCGGACGCAGCGGAAAGATCCGCGGTGACCAATTTCCTATTCACAGAAGCCTCCTTCGCTAGACGTCCGTGCTGGCTTTGCAGCCGGCGGATATCTAGACCATATACGCGTAATTTCTCCTGGATGTAACGCCCTAACCCGTTCGTATAAAACGAACCCAAAAGGGTATCGGGAAGGATTCCGCGTAAAGCTTTGTAACTTTTGGGAACATGAGACATTGTGAGTGTATCGCACATCTTATATGAAGGACGCCTCTTTCCAGAGGCCTCTCGTATAGCATCACGGAGATGTTCATCCGTGGTAAGGTAGCGTTTAAACCACCTAATGTGCTCAAGTGAGCCGGTTAACGGTCTTGCCAACTTAGTACAAAGGTTGGAATCAACAAGACTGGTACCTACACAGGCTCTTTTCCCGAATCGACATAAAGCTTCGTGTTCGTCATCAGAGTACTCGCCAAGGATCTCTTTGGCGATCCCCCTCGCCTTCTGGACCACCTGTTGTAGTAACGGTGTCATCCGGAGGCCAGCAGCTAACCGAGTTTGAGTCGCCATGAATTTCTCCACGGCTTTATACTCTAGTTGCTCATCTGTAAACAGGTCATCTTTAAATCTGTAGCGTTTGAAGAAGGACTCGAGCTGATACTCAACCTTAAATAATGAGGGGTTGACTTTGGCTCTACCCGGGAATTTATATCCCCGAAGTGCCTTTATGCCTCCAACTAGAAAAGAGCCCAAGGGCTCTGAGGCATACTTATCACCAAACTTGCTACGGAAATCACTCACTAGATGGACATAGATTTTCTTCATCAATCCATCTGTATCGCACTTCTTATTAAACATGGCGGTCTCCAATGTTATGTACGGCACAATAAGAGAGGCTGGCCTACCAAGGACTTACGCCCGAGGCGCGCCCAGAGAACTGGGAGGACCTTTACGGCACCTTAGTAGACCAGCTTCAAACTGTTGTACAGGAAGTAAATCTGTTACAGCAAAGATCCGCCCGACCAAAAGGTCAGGAAGTCTGCGTCGGATAAAACCTGTCCACCCAGCATATTAAGCTCAAAAGCTTCAGCTGCAGTGGATTCAGGGTGTATCTCTCGCTCAATGCGTATTAGATTAAAAACCGTTTTGCCGTTTGCCAGAATTTTGGGCGCGACAATAGTGATGGACTTCTTGTCTTTCGAGTAAGTACCATCAGCTGCCAAGGTTGGCAGCTTTACTTTGGCTGTCATGTTCCTGCGAATGCGGAAGTCCGCATCGGCGGCGACGGAAAGATGTAATCCGTTCGAAACAGTTAAGCCGTCAGGACTGAAGCTTGCATCAGCCCCGCCAACCACTGTCAGGCCAGTTGCACCGGCTTTGACAATTGCATTTTGAAGAGACATGTTATCTCCCTTTGTAGATCGCATTTAAGGATCTTTGAATTTGGCCCCATAATAGGGCTAGTGAGTCAACTTTCTGGAGGAATCCATACTTGTCAACAGTCAATGCCGGCATTACCGGCATGGTTGTCATAATCTTTCGTTCAAGCTTCTCCGCATGCCAGGTATATTTACCTGTAATACCTACCTTCGTAGCCGCATCTCCAAAATTAAGGAGAGGAGCTAGCCCTTCTAACTGATAGTTTGCTATCGATTTGATCGATACGCAATTACCAAGATAGTTGAGATGAGGTAGGGGCATTATTGCCCGGAGCCAAGTGCCGACAGACCAGAACCAATCGACAACAAACGAGAATGGAACAAGCTCCCACATTAATGCAGGGAGTTGGCGCGGGTCGAACCCATAACGGGCGGGATCCCACTTCGTATCAATGTCAATGACGAATTGCGCAAAGACATTTGCCGTAGCTTGATACGATATTTCCTTGGTCCACACGGGCGTAACGTAGAACTCTCCAACTGACTGCCGAGTGCTCAGTGTAGTCGTAGTGCTCGTAGTTACCTTCCTACTTTTCTTGCGGTACATCTGTCCCTTCACAAATTGGGCAGCCTTGTTATTAAACGCTTGGATCGTGTCCTCTATATCTTTGATTAACGGGGAAATCCCGTAACGATATAGGAGATGCGTATCGGCTGCGAATGTAACGAGTGGCCCTACTGTTCGAAACGTCTGGCGCAAGGTGTTCAGAAGCTTCAAAAGCCCCTTCAAAGGGTTGCGGAGCATGGCTAGAGTTTCGCCTAGCTCACCTAGTATAAGCGCAAAATCTACCTGAGCCTCATTGAATTTGGCAAACGCCGATTCGAGAGCCCAATTGGCAAGATTTTGATACCAGGCCACTGAAGCAATGGAAGCTTGGCTGACCCAGTAGGTCATATAAGTGCCGCTGGTATGATACCAGTTCGCATTATACGCCCTCTTATGGCTGACCAACTCTGCTCCAGAGCACGTACCAGTACTTTTCTCAATGACAACAGGATTTACCCTGAAAGTACCCGGCTTGAAAAAGCCGGATGCTGCAGGATCTAGCGTTTCTTTCGAACCAATACAATTAAATGAGTTCGAGAGATTGCCGGAATCATAGATTAAAGCATCCGCGGAATTATATCTCCGCAGTCTATAATATCCGACGGCTAGAGACCCTCTTGTTGGCATGTCGTACCTCCTTCGAAGATTGCGCAATATGCGCATGTCGATGCGTACCCCCACACTGGGG